ACATCCGCCGCGTCGCCGAACTTGGCCGCGGCGTTCACCATGGTTTGCTCGAATGCTGCGCCCTCTTTGGTGACGTCACGCAGCACTGCGATACCCGCGGCGCCGGCAACCACGGAAGCGCCCGCGACGACGCGCGCCCCGTTTTTGAGCGGCGCCGTCGCATCGTCCCACCCCTTGCCAAAGTTCCGCGAAGCGGTGAGGTTGTCGGTGAGCTTTTTGTTGAACTTGCCGACGCTCCCTGACATGCGTTGAAGCTTGCCGGTCCACTTGTCTTTTGCCTCGAAAATGGCCTCGATGGAAAAGCGTCGGCTGGCCATGGTCGGTTAGTCTCCCTGCGGTTTGGTCGGCTTGAGCCGCTGGTGTATCCGCTCGCGCACCCTATCGTACCACCAAAGCAGCTCGCTCATGGGCCAGCGCAGCACCTCGAGGGGTGGCAGCGCTGGGTACTCGCTGAGCACGGCGTCGAAACAATGCGACCACACGTTGCGCGTGGTGTGCACGATGGTGCCGCCGCGTGGGTCCTCCCATTTGTCTCGAGCGCTCAGATAGGTCGCGACGGTGTAGCGGCTCACCCCAAAAAAAGCTTGGCCATGTCAGTGTGCACCGTGAGGTCGCGCTTGAGCATGTTGGCCATTGTCTTGGGGTCGGTCCGCACGATGGCGGCCGCGAAGCATTGCAAGGCCTTGTGGTTTTCCTCGCCGGTGCCGCGCTTGTCGAGCTCGCGGAACATGGCGCCGGTCGGCTCGGTGAACCGCGATTCCTTGTGCGGCCCCTGCGGCTTGCGTAGGCGGTAGACGGCGACGAGCTCCCCGTCATCGTCCTCGATGACGAGGTCGCGCCGTTGAATGCGCGTGACGAGGCGGCCAAGGGGGCCGTCGATATCCTCAGCGACCTCGACATAGTCGAGGTCGACCCCGTTGGCGTCGGCAAAACGGATGAGCTCGCAGATAGCGAACTCCATTGCGTGTTCGGTGTTTTCGGTCATGGCGACTAACCCGGCCGCGGCCGGGCCCTTTCACCGCGAAAGCCCCGGCCCCCCGAAAGGGGTGCGGGGCTGCGTCGAGGCCTCGAGGGCCTACGATTGGCGGGTAATCTCGCCGGTGCTTTTGAGGTTGACGCTCGCCGTGGTGGCCTTACTCGCGTGCATGAGGTCGCCAGTGATTTGAAAATCACCCTGCCATGTCACGCCCGACACGTAGCTCAGCGCGACGGGAAAAAAGTTGTTGCTGTTGGCGCGTGCCTGCAAAAACTCGTGGTCCCCACGGGTGTCGTCGATTTGAACGGTGAGCCCGTCAATCATGCCCGGCACGCGGGTTTTGATGAGGCGGCCCGTGCCGTCGCCGTTGGCCTCGACCTCGTTGGTGAAACCACCGAGGCCACGGTTGGCCTCGGCGTCGGCGGGAATCGCAAAGTTGCGCCCGTCGATGGTGACTGAAAGAAGGCTCCCGCCGACTGCTGCCATGATGCTTTTCTCGCTTTCCTTGTGCTACCCGTCGGCTCAACCGAAGTTGAAACCAAAGTCGAGGTCGATGCTGATGATGTTGGTGTTGCCGCTGAGCACGGCGGTGAATTTCATGTCGAGCCGCTTGGGGTTGGTGCTGCTGATTTCGGCCTGGATGCTTTCGAGCATGCGGTCGAGGTTGGCCAACACGGCGGCGAGCGCGAGGTTGGTGAGAATCACCGACAGCACTGCGCGCGCCATTTTCGGTTGCTTGGCGGCGGGGTTGTTGGTCGGGGTTGCGTCGTCGAGCAACGGGGCGCCGTCCCACTCGGGTTTGCGGAACTCGAAGCGCACGTTGTAAATCACGTTCCAGATTTTGACGAGGTCGACAACGAACTGATAGCCCGGGATGGGCTCGGTGTCCGGGTGGTAGAACGTCACCGTGTCGCTCATCTGGTAGGTGCCGTCGACGACCTCGAGGGTCGAGATACCGGCCTTGACGAGCGTGTCGCGGGCGATAATGTCGGGTTGGTCGGCATCGGGGCCCACGGTGAGCTGCGTGAGCGAGCCGTTTTGGGCGTAGTCGACGGGCGGGTTGTCGCGCATCTGCGTCGCCACTCGAGCCACGGCGCGGGCGGCGTAGGCCCACGGCTGCTCGCTGCCCCCGGGGGCACGCACGACGCTATTGATGCGGTCATCCTTTCGACCGTCGCCGATGGCGATGACGGTGGCGTCGGTGGCCTCGACGGTGCCGCAAAACGCCACATAGGGCTTATGCACCAGCGGCAGCCAACGCCCCTCTCCATGGGTCTGGATGGCGTCGAGCGCGGTGCTGTCGGTGAGGTTGAGACAGTTGACGACGAGGTTGTCCCACTGGTCGCCCATCGTGTCGAGAATGGTGGTGGCGCTCGGGTTGCCCGACCCGCTATTCATGGCGGTGATAGCCAGCGTGACGCCGTTGGTGTCGCCCTCGAAAGCGATGGTGATGTCGTTGCCCGTCTCGCCGGCCCACTTCGCCGCGAGGCCGACATCGGTGCCGTTGTCGGTGGCGATGACCGGCATGTTGAGCGTGCCGTTGATGCCGGCGGTGATGGCCGCGGTTTGCACCGCTACGCTGGCGCCCTGCGGCAACAGGATGTTTTGCGAGCGCACGCCGCCGATAATGGCCACGATGGTCGAGGCCTTGCTCGGTGCGCCGGCCGGGGTGACGTCACCCGTGGCGGCGACGGTGCCATCGTCGAGGGGGTACACGGTGATGGTGGTCGAGCCGACGCCGTCGCCATTGGCGGGGAGTAGCTGACGCACGGCCGTGTGAATCGGGGAGCCGAACCCGAACACCTCCGCCGCCTCGGCGGCGCCGTTCTTGAGGGTGAGCTTGGTGAGCGAGAACGTGCTCGCGGTGTTGCCCTGCCCGAGCACCGCAATCTGCGGGGGCAAGTTGAGGACGTTGCCGTCGCGGAGGTCGCGGAAGGTTGTGAGGATGCCCAAGCCGCGGGCAACTTGCGTGAGGGGTACGGCGGTAGAAATGGCCACGGGTCGGAACTCCTAGCGGGGTGTCAGGGTAGAGGGTACTCAATATCGACCTCGGCCGCTAGCCTGACCTCATTGGTGGCCGGGTCGAGGGTGCAAATGTCGATAGACGCAAGCTCAAGGGTCTCCCCGTCGTCTTGCGGGCTGAACTCGTTGTAAGTCACATCGAAGCTCAGGCGCACCGCCTTGATGCGCCCTACGGGGATATCTTCGACGGCCGGCACGAAATACTCAAAGGTGCGCACGCGAGTCATCCACACGAAGCCGCCGGGTTTCGGCTGTCTCAGGTAGATATTTTTGGCGGCGGCGAGGTACTTGCGGACCCATCGCAGGCCGCGGTCGCGCTGCGCGTTGGCGTCGGCGTCGGCGGCAATCTGGCGCGTGTCGTCGGTCGGGTCGGGCCGCGCGGTGCCGTACCCGTACACATCGATATTCCACGTCCCCTGATAGGTCTGGCGGGACATTTGGTTGCTCGCGCTTTCGTCTTGATTCTGCGTCTCAATCCAGACGTTGACCACGGGCGGAAGGGTCTGGCCCTCGATGGCGTTGACCCAAATGTCCCACGGCGCCCATCGTTCGACGTACACCCCGAGCTCGTAAATGGCGGCCGCCTCGGCGGGCGTCGCCCCGTCGGCGATGGCCAGCGCAACTTGATTCTCGCTTTCCTCTTTGATGATGGTGCCGATGAGCTGCGCGATGAGCTCGGCGGCGTCCGGGTCATCCGGTAGCAGGTAATCAATCTGAGCGACCACGGATTAGCTCACCTTCCACGGCTCGAGGTGGCACACGAGCACGCCAAGCGTTTCGTCGGGCTCGGTGTCGGTGACCCTGAAAAAGCGCTCGGTGCCGCGGAGGTTGGCGAACTTGATGCGCCACGGTCGAGAGTCGAGCTGCGCGATGCCCTGCGGCAGCGCGTTCGGGTCGGGTAGCGACGAAATGCGCAACGAGAAACTGATACGGCGACCTCGAGCACCGATGCCGGTGTCCGGGTCGCCGAGTAGCTGCGTGTTGACGGCGAGGCCGACGAGGGGCGTGCCGGCGTCGGTGTCTGCCTCCGCAGGGCTCAGCAAGAATGCATCCCACCCAAAACCCGTGTCACGGTCCTCGACGGTGACAGCGAGGTCGGCCTCGGCAATCTCACGCAGCCCCATCGGGGTCTAGCCCTCGGCGGGGACCGCCACGCCCTTTTCGACGAGGAACTTGAGCGCGTCCTCGCCGCCTTTGAAAAGGTCGGCGCCGACGGGGTCGCCGGGACGCAGCGAGCCGCGTTTGCAAAGGGTCGACTTGCCTGGGGCGATGACGTACTTTTCGCCCTTTTTGTAGGTCGCGACTTTCTTGGCCTTTTTGGCGGCCTTGGCGTCGGCGGCGTCTTGCGTTGCTTTGGCGCCATCCTTGGCGGGGGCGTCAGCGGCGGGGGCTTGCTCTTTGGATGCTTTGGCCATGGTCGGAAGCTTTCACCCCCAAAGCCCGCCGCGGCGGACCGGGGCGGGCTTTCGTTGGGGCGCTCGTCGGCTTAGGGGTCCGTGTCGAGGCAAGCGTACCCGTCGATTTGCGTGGGTACCATGAGGAACCGTGAGGGCAGCTCCACGGTGATGCTTTTGCCGTCGGGGGTGACCCATGCGTGGGGCGTCGCGTCGATTTCGCCGGGCAAGCGACCGGGCAAGAACTGCGCGAGGCGAGGGTCGGGCACGATGACGTCGTTGACGGAAGCGCTGAGCGCGTCGAAGCGGGTGCGGTCCGAAATCATCACGACCTTGTCGGCCTCGAGGTAGTCGGTGGGGGTGCCGGTGTCCTCGGCCTCGAAATAGCCGTTGTACGTCCAGATGTCGAACCGGTAGTTGCCGATGCGCACGTCGCCCTGCATCGTCGCCCCCGAATCCATGAAACGCGGGTCGATGTTGACGAGGTCGTTGTACCGACGAATGTCTGCCTGCTCCTTGATGGTGTCATTTTGCAGGAAGTTCTCGAAAGCATCCTCGCCCATGATGAGGATGTTGGCGTCGCGGCCGGAGTCGTTGCGCACCACTTTGGCGAGCGAAATGAGGTCACCGCGGATGTCGGCGGCCGTGTTGCTCCACGGGGTCGCAACGGTCGGGAAGTGGGTAACTTTCGGCCCAAAGTTGAGCGTGAAAGTGCTGGCGCCGGTCTCGTCGATGAGGTCGAGGGTGCCGGTTTGCATCACCTGCCAAGCTTGGCGCTCGCGCGCACGGATGAGCTTGTTGGCGATGAGGCTCCACGTCCGGGTCATGCGCGCGAGCAAGTCGCGGCGATACTGCGGCTCGTCAAAGGGGTTGACGCCAGCGGGGCGGGCGGCGACGTCCTTGAGCGCGAACTGCATGCCGGGGTTATACGCCGCGGGGCGGAACCGCTTGTTGACGTACCGGGCCGCGGTTTGCAGGCGCGGGCCGACGGTCATGGTGGCACTCGAGGGCTCGACCACGATGGCCACCTCGGCACCACTGCGGGTGATGTCGATGTTGACGTCGTCGGTGTCGAAGCGATTGCCGGGGCGGGTGGAGAAAAAGCGGGAGCCGAACATGGTGGCGTCGCGCATTTCGTCGAATGCCGCCATGAACGCTTTGCGTCGTGAGTCGATGGTCATTGTGCTGCTCGTGGTGGTTGGTCGGGTCGGGTCGACTCAGACTCAGGGGATGGTGTTGTCGTAAAAGTTCAAACCCTCGACGGGCTTGACGTCGATGTCGTAAGAGCGCAACACGTCGCGCTCCGGGGCGGTGGTCTCGATGGGGGTGCCGCCGTTCCACACGAGGGCCTTGTCGAGCTTGACCGCGCCTTTGGTCAGCACCCATTGCGGGAAATCCCCCGCGCCACTCGCCTCGAGCTCCTTGAGCAGCACAAAGGCGGGGGTGCCGGTGCCGTTCGGGCCGCCGGCCACATAGGGCACGAGCTTGCTGTCGGTAGTGTCGCGGGCGAGGATGAGGCCCTCGGGGTAGGTGACAGCCCCGGCGGTCTTGATGGTGACCTTTTCGCTGAGCCCCAAGTGAAGCACGAACGATGAGGGGTCGATTTGCAATGATGCGGCGTTGGACATTTGTCGAGTCTCTGGTCGGGTGTGGTTGCTTGTGTCTCGAGGTCAGACTCAGACGGTGATGGTGTTGGGGTCCTCGACGAGCGAGCCCATGACATCGCGGTACAGCGAATCGAGCTCGGCGTCATCGGTGGCCGGGGCGTCGGAGCCCTTGACCTCGGGGTTGGCCTCGATGCGGTCGACACCCAGCTTGCGGCTGGCGAGGTGAAGCTGGTAGGCCACGCTCGTCACCGGGTCGCTTTCCGGGTCTTTGATTTCAGCGACAGCCACCTCGACGGCGTTGATTTTCTCGCCGATTTTGAGGTGACCCAAAACGCGCTTGCGTTCCTGCTCGCGGCCCTCGGCGACGACGGCGGCGAAAAGCTCGGGGTGTTCCCGCTTGAGGGTTTCGCGATTCATGTCGCAGACGGTAGCACCTGCCGGCTCAGCGGCGCAAGCGCCCGCCTCGAGGGCAACCACGGATGGCTCAGTGAGCTCGTCAATCATGCCCACTTGCACCGCTTTACGGGCCAATAGGAGCCCGCCGCGGCCGAATCGCTCGTTGACGGTCGAGGCCGACACCCCGCGGCCCTGCACGACGGCATCGACGAAAAGGTCGTGGATTTGGTCGAGGTGCTCACGCACCGAGGCCTTGCCTTGCTCGGTGCTGAGGTCGGGGCGCTTGTTGGGGGCGTTGGTGCTGGCCACGCTCACGAGGCGGGGCGACACGTATGCGTCGATGGCCACGCCGATGCTGCCGAACTCGTCGGCGCGGTCGGTGGCGATGATGCGGTCGGCCTGCGACGCGAGCAGATAGCCGGCGCTCGCGGCCATACCCGACACGACGGCGTCGACGGGTTTGGTGGTGCCCTTGATGACGTCCGCCGCCGCGAACACTCCGCGCACCATGCCGCCGGGGCTGTCGACGTCGAGCTCGATGCGGGTGACGTCCGCCGCCGCCTCGGCCTCACGCACTTGCGCGGTGATGGTCTGATAGTCGGAGTAACGGATGCCGAAAGCATCGTAAAGCCAGTATGGCTCGTCGAGCAGCGGCCCGGCGATGGCGATGCGGGCGGTGCCGTCGACCACCTCGAGGCGTGCCGCAGCTCGAGCACCCTCGCGGGCCTCGAGTACCGCCTCGACATCACAGCCGATTGCGGCGGCGATAGCCTCGACGCTCGCGGCGGTGTAGGCGACGAGGTCGTCATGCTGCGCGACGATTTCGTCGCGGTGGGATGGGTCAAGTAGCCAGCGCATCGGGTTCGGTCTCCGTGTCTTCTGTGTCGCCATCGGCATCCTCGTCATCGGGTGCGTCGGCTGGCGGGGCCTCGGTGGGTTCGGGTTCGGGCTCGAGGGCCTGCAAAGGCGCCATGGCCTCGGCAAGCTGCCCGTTTTCCCGTCGGATGAGCTTGATGTTTTTGCGGAAGCTGCGACCCGTGAGAATCCTCGTGCCATAGGTCAGGGTCATCAACCCGCCCTCATTGGCCTCACGGATGGCCCGCACCGCCTTGAGCGGGTCGGTGGTCGGCTTGACGGCGCCCGACCAATCCGCCGAGGTCCAAGCAGCCACGAAGTAAAAGCGCGACGGGTCGCCGACGCTGGTGACGAGGCTGTCGGCCTGCACGTCCCGGCGGATGACCGAATCAATCAACCACTCGCGGTAGATAGGCGTGAGCAGCTCGCGGCCGGTTTTGACGCGGCGCGCCTCGAGATACATGCGAAACTCGTTGAGGGCCGCTTGGCTCGCGCTGTAGTTGTTGCGGAAGCTCAACACCAAAATCTCGGGCGGCACCTCGTTGCACCACGCGATGGCGGCGACGATGGCGGCCTCGAAATCGGGAAACGAGGTATCGACGCCGCGGTTGTCGAACCCGACCGGTTCCTCGCCGGTTTGCAACTCCTCGATGATGACGCCCGGGATTTGGTCTTGAATCGACCAATCGCGCGCGACGCTTTCGACGCCCGGGGTGCTGCTCGTCACCGTGTCGGGGTGCACCGTCGACAGCCGGGTCGCCGCGCCCGTGAGCGCGCCGCTGCCCATCTTGTCTTGCGTCTTGCGCATGAAAAGCGCGAGCAGCGAGTTGATGGTTGCCTTGCGCTGCGCACTGTCGCGGTACTTGTCGATTTCTTTGATGCTTTGCAACACGATGCCGAGCAGCGGCTCGCCGCGCGTCGTGTTGGTGCGCATGTCGGAGCCGTACACCATGAAAGCGCGGCGGCGTCCGGTACCCGCATCAAAGGCCGGGATGCGTTGGGGCTCGATGCCCGTGACGCCGTAGCGCCAAACGTAAAAGGCGACATGGCGCCCGTTGACATCGAGCTCGACACCATGCTCGACGCGGTTGCCCTCGGCAAGCGTGCCGGCAACCGGCGCGCCCCCGATGCTCGATGCCTTGATGACCTCGATGGTGGGCAAGCGTGTTTGCGGGTCGGTGCGAAGCACGACGAGGCAATCGCCCCCGATGAGCGACTCGCGGCGCACGAGCGCTTGCAACTCGCCGAAGGTCATGCGGCCCGAGTGGTCGCAGGCCTCGGCGGTTTCGCCCCAAAGCTCAAACAACTTTTCGACCTCATCGGTCCACGCCTCGAGCTCATCCTCGGCGAACCCGAGCACGGACTCGACGGGGGTGGCCTCGAGTGACAGCCCGTTGTGCACCTCGTTGGTGATGAGGCGACGGATGAGGCCGCGGGCGTATAGGTTCGACTTGAAAACGTCCTCACTGCGTTGGCGTAGGATGTGGTAGTCGGTCCACTGTTGATGGCCGTAGCCCGCCGGGTCAAAGATACCGCCCGCGAACTTTTCGCCGTCCCACCGTCGAGCGTAGGCCTGCGAAAAGTTCGCGGGCGGTAT